AAAGATAGATGAGTACCAAAAACAAATCACACAGATACATGATTACTTGGCCAGACAAAACAACGACGTTACTGACATCGAGTCTGAAAAATCTACCCTACTGGATCTCAATACGGATCGCGAAAGACTCCGTAAACAAAAGTCCGGACTCGCAGAATCCGCTGCGTATTCGGCAGTTGTCGCCGAGTTACTCAAGGACACCGGAATAAAGACCAAGATCGTAAAAGAGTATCTGCCGGTAATTAACCAACTGACAAACAAGTACCTACAGGTACTAGACTTTTTCGTGTCGTTCCATTTGGACGATACATTCAAGGAGTCGATCAAGTCGCGTCACCGCGATGAGTTTTCGTATGATTCATTCTCTGAGGGTGAGAAACAACGTATCGATCTCGCACTACTGTTCACATGGAGACAGGTGGCGAAGATGAAGAACTCAGTCGCAACTAACCTACTGATACTTGATGAGACGTTTGATTCGTCACTAGACGTAGAAGGGGTGGACAATCTGACATCTATACTGGACACACTGGGTAATGATACCAATGTGTTTGTCATCTCACATAAAGGTGAGTTACTCGACGAAAAATTCGATCGCAAGATTGAGTTCGTCAAACGAAGGAACTTTAGTACTATACTGTAATGGATCACTACTTCAAAAAACATCGTCCGTTCTTGAGTGACGAAACTGCCGCAGAAGCGTCTGCTTACATTGACTCACTGATTAACTCGCGTGGACACAACTGGTCTACCAACTTTGGTTGGTTGCGCGGTAAAGAGAATGATATCAACATCCCACGGATGGAACGGTATGACAACCTATGTCTTGTGCACCATGTCGCCCGAACGAACAAATCACTTTACGAAAAGATTGTTCGCGATATCCGACAACAGTATCCTAACTGGGTACCGGAAGAACCAGACGCACTTCAGTTTTTTGTGTGGACGGGAGGATCGTGTATTGAGTGGCACACCGATGTTACAAGAAAAGAAAAGACCAAACGCACAGGTGCAATCACTATTTACTTAAACCGTAAGTGGGATGTAGAGTGGGGTGGTGACTTCTTATACAAAGATGAGAAAGGTCAAACACAAAGAGTCACTCCATCGTTCAATCTTGCAGTTGCAATTCGGGAGGTCGAACATCGATCGACAAAGATACAGGGTCGACACTTTCGAAAATGCATACAAATTTTTATGAAAGATGTGCGTCCAGCTATTGACGACGACACAAATTTCTGTTAAACTATGTGGTATTATTAATTGAGGAAATCTTATTATGGAATTATCTGAACGCACCTTACAAGTTCTACAGAACTTTTCTGGTATCAATGGGAACATCTTTATCAATGAAGGTAATGTGTTGAGGACTGTCTCTGAATCCAGAACAGTGCTTGCAAAGGCGACCTTGGATAATGACTTTCCAAAGTCTTTTGGCATCTACGATCTGCGTGAGTTTCTGAGCGTGTTGAGTCTTGTTGACTCGACTTCAGTTTCTTTTGAGGACGACTTCGCACGAATCTCTGACTCATCGGGAAGGTCTAAGATCAAATACTTTTACTCTGCACCGGAGACATTGACATCACCCAAGGGTGGTGACATTGCTCTACCCTCAGAAGACGCATGGTTCGAACTGGATGCTGGGACTCTAACAAAGATCAAGAGTGCTGCGACTGCGTTGGGTCACAACGATGTTAACGTGACACTACATAATGGTATCATTCGTCTCACTGTTACTGACAATGAGGATTCAACGTCACACGAGTTCGATATTGATATGAATGGTTATTCGGAATGCGAGGATATGAAGGCAGTCTTCAACATCGCAAACCTACGGTTACTTGAAAGTGGGAATTATCGTGTGTCCCTTTCGGAGAAGTTTATTTCACATTTTGTGAATACAGAATCCAATATAGAGTATTGGGTAGCGCTACAAAAATCCAGTAAATTTTAAGGAGAAATAGATGTCAGTTGACAATGAAATTATCGACCTAACCAACCGTGTGACTCGTTCCACAGTTGCGGTAGTCGATACGGTCGCCGGACGCGGCGGTTTTCGAGGTGAAGAACTCTCGACTATTGGTCAATTACGCGATCAGTGTATTGCGTTGATTCAAAAGATCGAGGCTTTCCAAGGTGAACAATCAGGAGAAGAGGAGTCGTCGTAATGTTAGAATCGTTAATCGGTTTGGTTGTACTCGTTGCGATCGTCGGTTATTTGGTATTTCGTAACGGCGTGAACGCTAACTTGGACTTTAAGTATGCAACACCACCTAAAGTTCCTACCCCAAAGGTTGAGGAAGTTGATCTTTCTAAAATGACCAAGACACAGATTGAATCATGGGCACGTACCAATCTTAATCTAGAACTTGATCGTCGAAAGACTAAAGTAAAAATGATTGAAGAGGTTGAATCAGTCTTTCAAAAATGATATAATGGGGACTTTAGTCCCCTTTCTTTTATTATGGAGTAAGTATGAGTGAATTTTTATGGTGCGAAAAGTACCGTCCTACCACTGTGGATGAATGCATCCTACCCAAACATCTCAAAGATACCTTCAAAGGAATTCTAGAAACTGGTGAACTACCTAACATGATGTTCACTGGTACTGCGGGTCTTGGTAAAACTACCATCGCCCGTGCACTGTGTAACGAACTTGATCTCGACTATATTCTGATCAACGGATCGGAGGACAGTGGTATCGATGTTCTTCGTGACAAGATTCGACGTTTTGCATCCAGTGTATCTCTCATGGGTGGATACAAGGTCGTGATTCTCGATGAGGCAGATTACCTTAAAGCGAGTTCAACCCAACCCGCCCTGCGTGGATTTATCGAGGAGTTCTCTGACAACTGTCGATTCATCCTAACCTGTAACTTCAAGAATCGAATCATTGAACCACTGCACAGTCGTTGTGGTGTGTATGAATTCAACACGACCAAGAAAGACATGCAGTCATTGTGTTCTCAATTCTATCAGAGAATCACAAACATTTTCCAGAATGAGGGTGTAGATACAAATGGTCAGATGAAAGATGTCGCAGAACTGATCATGAAACATGCACCAGACTGGAGACGTGTACTCAATGAACTACAACGTGCGTCTATGGGTGGTGTACTGGACATCGGTACGTTATCAAAAAGTAATGTGTCAATCAATGAACTGTTCGCAAGTCTCAAGGACAAGAACTTCAAAAAGATGCGGTCGTGGGTCACCAACAATATCGACACCGACTCTGCGGCGATCTTTCGGTCGATCTACGATGTCATGTACGAGAAGGTTGAACCATCGTCGATACCTCAGTTGGTTTTGATTCTTGCAGACTATCAGTACAAGGCGGCGTTTGTCGCAGACCAAGAACTAAACGTTGTTGCGTGTATGACAGAAATCATGGCTAACGTAGACATTGTATAAATACACGTATGACATATACACCATTCGAACTACAGTTGGATAGTGATGACATCTTGGTGAACTCACCTTTTACGGTGACGTATGATTCTCCATGGCCACACTATATTACCGACAACCTATTTACCGACTCTGAGTATCAGAAGTTGCGGGAGATCTCTGACTTTTTCAAAAGTGAAGGGTTCACCGCGGACTCTGATGAAAGGTGGAATCTGAATCTTTCTGATTTTGCATTCTATGAAGAAACAGACAGAGATTCTGTTAGAGGTAAGGGTAGGTTGATGGAGGCGATACTCGAAGGTACAATCACTTCTCGTTTGATCAACACTGGCGAGATACCCCTTGCACCTGAAAGAGAAAGTTTTTATAGTGAGTTTACCGTTTGTGGTGATGGATATGCCGAGAATCCACACAGCGGACAGGTAGGAAAACTACAAACTCACGCAGTGTATATGTCTGACTCCGGAATCGGTACGTTGATGTGGGATTCGACTGGAGAAGTATTGTTAAAAACGGTTGACTGGAGACCCGGCCGTGTGGTATCATGGAACAACCGTAGTAAATACAAGTATAGTTATTCGTCCAACGTCGCGGGTGAAGTGACTCTGTTCTCTTTCTTCGCGAATGGACCGTTGCATGACATGTTGATGAATGGAACCCCCGCGGCAGATCCACCATCTAATTTAACTTTGATAAGACAGGACTCTGACTCTGCATGAATATATT